AAATGATTGAAAGATTGTTCACCAACATCAAAACGACCATCGTGGGCGGAATCGTGTTCGTTACTGGGACGTTACTCGTTGCATTCGAAAGGGCATCATTGAGTGAATTCGGTGCGTTCATCGGCGTGGCATTCGCATTGTTTTTTTCCAAAGACCCAAAATCAACAAGCAAATAAATGAACATCACACACGACAACGATTGGGAAGATTCATTCAACGATTTCGTTAATGAATTGGAAAAAGCCGAACAACCATCATGCAACATCGATAACCCTGAAGAATGCGATTCGTGTGGGGCGTGATCAAAAGATGGTGCGCCGTCGCAATTACAGGATCAATGATGGTGTCCTGTTCTGCATCGTGGCACCTAAAACGTGCGATTGCAAAAGATCCGACAATCAATGCGCAGACCATCGTTCGCGTTGATACAACGGTTGTAACGAATGAAATCCGCGTGGTGGATACATTGGTCGTTCGTGATACGATAACGCGTGAAATCAATCGTGATGGTGCCGTGGTAAAGATCAAGCGCATCCACGACACGATCCGTGTGGATGTCATATGTCCATCGGATACGATCAGGATCACCACGGAAATTCCTGTGGACCGTCTTATCTATAAAGAACAACCACCTAAACGTTCCCTGTTGGATCAGTTGGGCGTGATCTTGTTTTTGATCCTACTCATTACAATTGCATTGATCATCGGGCGGTTCATTCGCCAGTGATCGAAAGAATAAACAAACAATGTGATCCGATTGATCCATTGTTTTGTTGTTGTGGGCCTCATCATTTGATTATGATGGGGCTTTTTGTTTAGCGTTACAACAAGTGCATCCAAAGAAAAACCCCAGCGGATCGCATTCGTTTCGCCGGGGTTTCTACCTAACACAATTGAGATATAAGAGAGCAAGAAGATTGTGTTGTTCTATGTATTCAGGTGGTGGTTTGCTTGTTTTTTCTCTTTTTGTTAATTTTTAACTTTGCCCATTTCTGTGATTTTCACACCACCCACCCATGTGGGAGGGGTGACAAAGTCACAGGGACAAAGTTAACCCCCACGGATGACAAAGTCAATGATTCAGCGTTTCAGTTGTTCACACAATTATTCACATTTTTTTTTATTCACTTTTTGTGGATTAAGAATTTTTTGTATATTTGGGTATACCAAAACACAAACACCACGATTATGAAATCATTTAAATTAGAAAACGATCACATCGGTTACATCGGATTTGAAGAATGCGAATATACCAATGCAGTTTTTTGTTTGCACGACCTGATTAAAAACAATCAAGATTGGTTGAATGATTATCCAAAGGCAAAATGGAACGTCAACCTGTTTGATTCAGAAACAAGCGAATCAAAAATCGTTTATTCATTGACCACCGCAAAGATCAAGAAACTACAAAAGGACGGATTGTTTTAATCCGTCCAATTACCAAACACCACCATATTATGATTTCGAAAATCAAACAAATCCTGTTGGATAACGCCGGACCAATATTTTTCACAATTGTGATGTCCATTAGTTTATTCCTTTTTGGGTTGTTACTGGGAGCAATCGACCAATGGTTATTGCCTGACCTACCTATTCAATATAGATAACGAAAAGAGAGCAATCGCGAACGCCGCCCGCGATTGTGATTCAACAATAATGGCGGCAACAAATTTTTTTAATTATGGCAAAAGTAGATTTTGCAAAAGGACACGGAACCATCTTGAGTGGTTCGGTAAAGTATGCCCGACTCACAAATGAATCAGGGCCTGATGGAATGTCGGAAAAATACGGTTGCGATTTGTATTTGGATGATGCATCAACAAAAGCATTGAATGATCTTGGAATCTTGGATCACGTTCGTGCTAAAAATCCACAGGGTGAATTCAAGCATGAAGAACCAGTTGTGAAAATCAAGTCCATCAATGTGCCAAAAGGATATTTGGCCAACCGCCAAATCTTTGATGGATTGATTGGGGATGGATCGGAAATCCGTGCGAACGTATGGATTAAGAAATGGGAACACAAAGGAAAAAAGGGATTGTCGGTTTGGCTTTCTGCCTATGTGATCACCAACCTGATCGAATACGCAACGAACGATTCCGATGCATTGTTTGAAGGATTGCCGGATGTTGGCGAATTGCCGTCAGGTTTTGACAACACGCCATCCAGCAAACCAAACGTTGCCAGTGCCACTGAAGCGTTTACCGAATCGGATGATGATCTGCCTTTTTAATCAGGTCCTATGAATGTACGTCCAAAAACAATGATTGATGAAATGGTTGCATTACTGTTGAACAAATACAACGTTGATGTGATGCAAAAAACAAGGATTCAGGATGTTGTGATCAGTCGGGCGGCGTTGTTCAATGTATGTCGCGGGTATTATTCCGCGACTACATTGGGCAAATACTTTGGAAAGAATCACGCCACGGTTTTACATCATTTCAAAAACCATCAGGCATTGATGTTGATTTCACAATACCGTGAAATCTTTAGTGTATTGTCCGAAGTGGTATTGAAACACGATCAACGCGCCCATTTGAATACGATCAACCAACTTGATGAATTGCAATCATTACGCATTGAAAACCAAATGTTGAAAATCAAATTGAAAGAATATGAAACGATTGATTCGTAAAAAAAGACACATGATGTATGTCAACAAATACATTGTTGAATTACAATGGGATTCATTGAACACGATGCTGGTTGCATCGAAAACCCAATGGAACGATGACATTGTCCGTGCATTGGATAACAACGCACGATTGATCAGGAAATACGAACACCGCCGCAGATGGTTGACATTTTAAGATTATGACACAACAACAAAAACTGAATACATTCCATAACGGCGTGAAGTTGGTTGCCTTATATCAGGCAACATTGGAACAAATGGATACGATGAAGAAAACACCGTTGTACCGCCAAAACATCAAAGCAATGATGAAGCGATTGGAACGTGAAATCGAACGCGCCATTGACGGCCCATTGTCCGCATTGGATTCTACTGATGAGGAATTGATGTCAACGATTCAATACAAAGTTGAAATGATTTTGGATTTGTCGTTGGAAGAATTGGCCGGATTGAAAATGGCTATTGAAGAACATCGGGAATCATCACAACGATGAACCTTAAATTGTCACAAAATAAGGGTAAAATTGTACAATATGGTACACAAAATAAGGGTAAAATGAACAGAGAGATACTACTGGAAATGTACGAGAAACTTTGGAACGCTGACAAGGACAAGTGGGCTTGGAATGTCATTCTAAAGGACACACTTGAGAAAATAGAAGAAAAAGAAAAATGAGCGAAGAAGCATTCAACGAACTGATGGGCTACCCATTGGATGAGGTCAAACGATTGGCCGACCTATTGAAAGAAATCAACCGCAACCGAATCGTTGATTTGAACCAACGCGATTTGAAACAAAACGGCATCGAAAATGACTAAACAGGAAATATTTGATGTCCCGATTTGGATGTCCCGGTTGATCTTCAATGCCAAATTGTTGTTTGGTAAAGCCTACAAAGATTGCGACAATGATGAACGACTGGCCATTCGAATGCGCATTTTAGGAATCAATGAAATTGACACGGAATGATCCAGCGCGAATCGATCATCTACAACATCAGTGAGGTGTATAAACAACACGTTTGGGAATTCACAAAAGATAACAACATTGGAAAACGCAGTCATTTCAATGGAACACGTGAACAACAATTCGTTGGATTGATTGGGGAATACAAGGTCCGTGAAATGATGGGAATACCAGGCAATGAACCGGTTTATTACTATGGTGAATGGCATTCATTACCTGAAATCAAATCAACTGGATTCGATGGTGGTTTTGATATTGAATTGATCGGTGGTGAACGGTTTGATGTAAAAACAATGACACGGAACGTTCAGGTTCAAGATCATCACGAACACAACATCGTTGCATCACAAATAAAATACGATGTGGACTATTACATTTTTTGCTCATTGAATAAAAAACAAAACACATTGTCGGTGGATGGTTACGTTTCCAAATTTGAATTTTTGAAATGGTCTAAATTCCACCCAAATGGTGAAACCATTGTCCGTGATAACGGATCAACATTCACAATTGATACGGATACATTTTCAATTGAAACAAGGTATTTACACGATCCACAAATCTTGGATGGGCTGGCAAGTACAATGTCCGCTTGGAATGAATTAGAGATATTACAATTTAAATACATAAATTATGAAAATAAAAAACGTTGAACAAAGATCACAGGAGTGGTTTCAAATGCGATTAGGTGTGATCACCGGTTCCCGTTGTGGCAACATCTTCAAATCGAACAATGTGCCGTTCGTTTATGAATTGATTGCGGAACGGTTGTCAGGCGATATCGTTGAATCACCAACAACACAGGCGATGATGCATGGCATCATGATGGAACCCGTTGCATTGGAAGCCTATCAAATGAGAACAGGAACCGATGCACGTGAAATCGGATTCTGCATTCACGATGATCACGATTGGTTGGCGATATCGCCCGACGCGTTGGTTTATGAAAATGGTGTTCCTGTTGGTGGTGTGGAAATCAAATGTCCATCAACAAAGAATCACATTGCATACATTAGTGGTGGAAAGGTCCCAGCGATATACAAACATCAGGTGATGCATTATTTCATTGTGGTCGATACATTGCAATGGGTTGATTTCGTTTCATTCGATCCGCGCATATCAAAAAATTTGTTTATTTTCCGAGTCCATCGAAACGATCCTGATATCCAATTGGATTTGGAAATGCGCAAGATGGAATATTTGAAATTTTGGGATAAGTTGCAGAAGTATGAACAAAAAATCCTCGGTTGATTCAATGTGCTGGGAAATGGCAAAACAATATTTCCACGCAATGGACAAATCCCATATAAGCCGAATGATTGAACACGCGGCACAAAAACAAATTGAAACGAATGAATTGGATTCCAAAGAACCTAAAGGAATTGAGCCAATTGGCTGATCAACTGAAGGCAGAAAAACACCCTGATTTTCCACCACACGCATTGGTGAAGAAAAGATTTAAAGACACCACCGCCAATGATCTCACGAAAACAATCATTTGGGATATGTACCACGTCCGTGGCGGTGTTGGATACAGGATCAACAACGGTGCGACATACGATGCGAAAAAACGCATTTATCGTGCCGGGGTGCAACGCAAAGGAATTCCTGACATCATTGGAATCATTGACGGCCGATTCATTGGCATTGAAGTGAAGATTGGAAAGGATCGCCAGTCCGCCGATCAAAAGGAAATTGAAAAGGAAATTGTTGATGTTGGCGGCGTTTATTTCATCGCCAAATCGTACGATGACTATTTGCAGAAGATCAACAACATATGATTCACGATTCGCACAAATACGGTGCATTGACTGAATTGAGGTGTGCAGCCGAATTGATCAAACGTGATTGGCACGTTGCATTTCCCTTTGTCAATTCATCGGCCATTGATTTGATTGCGTTCAACAAATCACGATTTGTCACCATTCAAGTAAAAAGCGGAACGATGTTGGCAAACGGACACGCTCGCATCGGAAAGGATTTCAGCAAATATGAAGGTGTTGATTTTATTGTGTGCTATGACGTACACAATCGCCGTTGGTTCATTTTTCCATTTGAAGAATTGCGTGACAAAAAATCCGTGACATTATCACCAACATATCACGAACGTAATTGTGATAACTGGGCGTTGATCCGGTAACAAACCAAAAAAAAGAGAGCAAGAAGAATGGACATCACAAAGATTGCCAAAAAATATGTGGACCACGGATTTTCACCCATTCCGTTGCGTCCCAATAGCAAAGCACCAGCATTGAAGGGTTGGCAGAAACACGCCGATCACCCATTGGATGATTTTTCAGTATTTGAGAAAACCAACGGCATTGGATTGGTGATGGGCTACGATGGAATTCAATGTTTGGATATCGATGCCAAACATTTCGAGGGTGATGAATACAATGATTTTGTTGCTTTAATAGAACAAAATGCACCTGATTTGATCGAAAGAATGATCATTCAGCAAACACAATCGGGTGGATACCATTGGATTTTCAAATGTTCGGTGATCGCCGGAAATGAAAAGTTAGCGAAGAATCAAAAAGGTGAAGTCACTTTTGAAACACGCGGCCGTGGTGGTCAAATTGTTGTTTGGCCAACTAAAGGATATAAGATCATTGGAAAGATCACGGACGTGGTTGAAATAACGCCTGATGAAAGAAACATCATTTGGTCGTGCGCCCGCATGATGAATGCCGAAGTCCCTAAACCCGAACCGATGAAGAATCAGCCCACGGATTCGGTTTGGGATGGGGATGTTGATGAAACAACACCGTGGGGTGAATTCCGATCCACATACAATGTGATTGATATCCTGACATCGGCGGGATGGTCCATTGTTGATGAGAATGAACGAATGATCCGCGTGAAGCGTCCCGGCAACACGAGTGCGGAAACGTCAGGTGTGGTGTTCAAAGATTCGGGATTGTTTATGCCGTTCACAACATCAACACAATTCGAAGCAGAACAACCCTATGATGCATTCCAAGCGTTCGTTGTACTGGCGCACGGCGGTGATTTCCAATCCGCGATTCGCGAATTGCGAAACGATGGATTCGGATCACAACCACAACCCGCCATTCCTGATGATGCATTGTTTGATTATGAATCGGCAACGGATGATGACATCGATGAGATGCAAACGTTGTTGCAATCATTGGAGGTGGATTCGACCGTTGAGGTGGATGAACCTGAAAAGGCCATATCGTTGCGGTTTGGTTTGGATGATTACATTTTCGGCACGATGGGGAATTTTTCCCTGATTCAAGGAAAGGCGAAATCAAGAAAATCATATTTCCTTTCCGCATTGATGGCGGCAGCAATATCGGATCACGATGTGTGTGATCATATTCGTGGACATTTATCGGATAAAGTAAACATTTATATTGATACGGAACAGGGTGATTTCCATGCGGCCAAATCAAAGAAACGCATCCAATCAATGGCCACATTAGATCCGCGCGTGAATTACCCAAATTTCAAACATTACCGATTCCGTGGTCTACTGACAAACAAGGAACGATTGAAGTTGACCGATTATGTGATGCAATCATTTGACAACATTGGATTGGTAGTCATTGATGGTGTGGTTGATCTTGCATCGAAAGGTGTGAATGATGAAGAAGAAGCGACCGCACTGGCATCGAAGTTGTTGCAATGGACATCATCAAAGAATTGCCACATTTCCATTGTATTGCACGAAAACAAAAACGATAGGAACGCCAAAGGTCATTTGGGCGCAATGTTGGTGCAGAAGGCAGAAACCACCATTTCATTGACCAAATCGGAGACACAACCCGGTGCATCGGACATTGTGCCTGAATATACAAGGAACAAAGAATTTCCACCAATGACCATGGCGATCACTGGATACGATACAATTGAATTGGAGGTGAATGAACCCGTTGAATCCGTTCAGGAACGTGTGTGGACCGCAGAAGACCACAAACGATTGATACCATTGATTCAAGGTAAAACACCGGCAGAAGCAACCAAATTCATTCGTGATACTGAAGACGTGACCAAACGCATTGCAGAAAAGATATTGAATGAGATGGAAGCAAACCAATCGATTGTGTTCATCAAACAAGGCCGTTCAAAAATTATACAGGTTGAAAACGTCATTTAAAAAGTTTATATTGTGAAGATTGATTTGAAAATAAGGAACACCATTGCACAACTCATTGTGGATATGGAAATCGGTGAATCACGCCCGATCAGGAAACACGAAATGGTTCCAGTGATCAAAGAGGTAAACGATACCGCATTGATTGGACACGCTATTCGTTTTGTAAAGAACAATGAAGGTGATGTCATTGCATTAAAAAAATACAGGAAAACTACAATTGAAAAGAGAATTGAAACCAAAGGAACGTGAATGCCGGAAGTGCGGAAAGGTAAAGCCATTGAGTCAATTCAATCGATTGATCCGTGGCGCGCACGGTGTCCGTGCGCAATGCAAACAATGTGAGTCCGATTATAGGTCCGCACGTGGATTGAATGTGCCACAGGAACCGTCACGTTATGAAATAAACGCTGACACGATCAAAAATCATATGTATATCCATTTCGGTTGGTGGGAATCAGTGAACACATCCATTGAGCGTGATCAACGCAACCGTGATGTGCGCAAGTATTATAAAGAAGAACAACAAACAAATAACAAATGAGAGTATTGGAATTATTCGCGGGATCCAGGTCAATCGGCAAAGCTGGTGAATCCTTATCGATGAATGTGTTTTCATCGGACATCAATGAATTTGATGGCATTGATTATGTTGTCGACATCTTGGATTTTGATGTTGCAAACGTTCCGTTCATACCGGATGTGATATGGGCATCTCCACCGTGTACAACCTATTCAATCGCAGCGATATCACATCATCGTGATGGTCAAAAACCGCGTACGGAATTCGCTGAAAAATCAGATCGAATGATTGAGTCGCTACATTATGTCATTGATTATTTCACAAAGCTGAATCCTGATCTAGTTTATTTCATTGAAAATCCACGTGGAATGTTGCGCAAAATGGATTTCATGCGACGTCATCCAATTCGTCATTGTGTTACCTATTGCCAATATGGTGACAAAAGAATGAAGCCAACGGATATATGGACTAACTCATTGATGTGGCAACCACGTCCGATGTGTAAGAATGGAATGCCGTGCCACGAATCTGCACCACGTGGTTCAAGAACAGGAACACAAGGATTGAAAGGAAATTACAATCGCAGTAAAATACCAAACGAATTGTGTTTGGAGATATTAAAATCAACAATGCAATATGCCTAATGTACCAAAACGAAAACAACGCCCGTGGTTGCAAGGTTCACACCAAAGCAGTAAACAAAGACTGGAACGCAACAAATTCTATCAATCGTATGCATGGAGACAATTGCGATCAATGTTCATCAAGCGACATCCATTGTGTGTCGAATGCGATGGCATTGGCCAAGTGGTTGACCACATCGTACCGATCAAGTCGGGTGGTGATCCGCTGGAGTGGGACAACCTCCAAACAATGTGCCATCGATGTCACAACGTGAAATCAGGCAAGGAATCACATCAATGATGGTGTAAATGCCCACATTTTACCACGGGGAGGGGGGTGTTGGATGTAAAAATGATAAAATATAAGCAT